TCCAGACGCTCACCAGCCTAACGTTACTGGCGAGATAACCAATCCCTATAGGAGAATAACAATGGCAACAAAGTCAAAGCTCGGAGCATCTGTTCCAAAGCCAGCATTGCAAGGTGGACACGGTTCATCTGCTGCTGTTACACAAGGCGTAAAAATCCAGAAGAAGGCTGGCCCAGCAAAGACTGGCAAGTCTGACATTAAGTACAGCGTACAACCAGCAGGAACCAAAGGTTCAAGCAAGGGCGCTAAGTAAAAATTGGATAACGAAGACAGCGACGCGTTTTATGAACCGATTACATTCTGGGATGTAGTCGCTGTCTTTACCCATCTCATTAAGGATTTAGTCCTTAGCTTTACCAAGTTTTTTGATGTAATGGAGCAAGTGTTCTTACATCAAGCAAATGTCGTGGCTAGCCGCAGGGCTTTTCACGATGATGTTGTCCGTACCATTGAGACTATTACAGAGGGTGAGTAAATATGGCAGGCAAAGGCGGCTACCAAGCTCCAGCTAAACCAGCTATGCAATCTGGCCCAGGCTCATTAAGCCAACGCACCGATGGCGGACCTGCATCTAAGCAAGCAATGCGTTATGTATCTGGCATGCCTAATTACGGCGACGGTACAGACATGATGCAGATCCAAGGCGGTGCCCCGATGGCTGCTACGCCATCTCCACGCCCAACATCGCCATCTCAGATGGCTCAGGCGGCACAGCAACAGCAACAACCAGCGCAGCCACAACAACCACCAGTTGTTCCATTGACTGCCCCTACACAGCGCCCAAATGAGCCAGTCACTACTGGTGCAGCAACTGGAGCTGGTGCAGGACTATCTGCCATTGGTATTCAACCAGGACAGGTTATTACCCCTGGAGCATCTGCCAAGCAAGTTGTTCAATCAGCAGCTATGCATCCAGACGCTTCTCCAGCATTGCAGCGTTTAGCAACATTATTAGGAAAGTAGTTTATGTCACAAACTACACCGCTACCTTCATCTGGTGGATCCATTGATTTGGCCAACCAGATTGCTAATTCGTACCCTCGCGCAGACGCTAGCGTAAAAGCTGCCGCCATTGCTTCTGGCAACCCAACAACAGCTAACGCTCTTGGCGCAACTGATTCTGTTGCCCAGACCGCAAATGCTGTCAACACACACCTCAACACTTACAGTTCGCATGGATGGTTTAATAGCATCCTGACCGACGTAAAAGATGTTGCTGGTGCTGTCACTGGCTTTATCGGAAAAGCCCCCGTTATTGGAACTTTGGCAAACTGGGCTAGCAAGCCTTTGCAAGAAGTTCAAAAAGATTACAAGTTTATTCATAGCCTTTGGGCGGACCACGGCCCAGCAGCTGGTATTCTAGGAACGCTTGGCGTTATTGCTGGCGGAACGCTGGGAACAATACTTGGTCCAGAAGGAACAGTATTAGGAGCAACAGCAGCTGGCGCTCTTGAGCGCAACATCCTTGGTCGTGTTATTCCTAGCTTCAAAGATTCGCTCAATAAGTCCAACGACCCTAACTATAACGTTTCGTTTGGTCGCGATTTGGCTCATGGTCTTTCCAACATTCCAGGATTTGGCACGCTGGCAAACACAAATCAAGGATTTGGTCAGTTTGTTTCTGGTATTGCAGACGCTTCTTTTGACTTTAGCGCTGACCCAATCGCCAAGGTTGGCAAGATTTATGGCAAAGTAAAGAACGGATCGTACTTAGCTGAAGCTAAAAACCCAGATGGTTCCGTCATGCGTGACGAAAGCGGCTTGCCTATTGTTAAGGCAACTCTTCCTATTGCATCACGCGCACCTTCTGTTGAGTCTTTCCTCAAGAGCGTAGCGCCAAAGGTTAATTCTAGCGCTGACTTGATGGATGCTTACAACAATACTTTTAACTGGCAGTTCCGCGGTGCGGTTAAAGACATTGCTAGCATGGATAACCCCATCGATATTCAGGTTCGCTACAAAGAGTCGAATATCACCACGCCATTGGCCAACGCTTTAGCTGCAGCCAAGACTGAACCTGAAGTACTGAACGTGCTTGGCAAGTCTATGTACTCCAATGAGTTTGCACAAGCTGCCAAGCCAACTGGCGCATTGGTGCTGCCTACTCGCACACTGGGCAAGATTTTCTCTGACCGCTGGGGGGCTGAGCGTATTCGCTCCAGCACACAGGCAACGACTCTTAATGAGCAAAAGAACTTTCTTGTTCCTAAGCGCTCAACCGTCATGGTTCCAAAGATGGAACAGACGCTTGACGAAAACGGCAATGTGGTGCTTGACGAAGCTGGTAATCCAGTTATGCGTCAGCAGATTAACCAGTTTGGCATGCCTGTTCTGACAGCAGCCACCGATGCTAACGGCGAAGTTATCACAAAGATTAACACGCCAGTATGGATGGCTAAGAACGGTACAGAGCTAAAGAACAATGTGATGAACGCATTGGCAGCAAAGGTTCGCACCTTTACTGGCATGAAGGCTTTGTCCATGAACCAAGACTTGATGAAGCAGACTGGCGAAAAGATTGACTTTCGCGATCCTAATGCTGGCGTTACTGTCTATAACCTTTTGAATTATGCTATGCCTTCAGATGTGGCTAAAGAATACGCCGCTAAGGTAATGACCGCAGCTGATGATGGTGAGCGCAGAGCGCTTTTGCGTGGCGCTCAGGTAGAAGTACTCAAGGCGGCTGGCCTTCCTGACGAAGCTGGCATGCTCAACAAGATACTTTCACAAGTTCATCGCGCTACCTTTGGTGATGAAGTTACCAATGGCGTGTACGGCTTTCTTGACGGTAAGCCACTAGGCCATATGGTCGATGCTGACGGCAATGCCGTTAACGCTGCTCTTGACCCTTCACAGCGCTATCTTGGCTCAATGATGGATTTAAAGTCCATGCACCAAGCTATTCGTGCTACAAAAGCTTACGGCATTTTGTACAACCATGCGGATGACTTTTTCACGCACTATACCAACCGCATCTTTGCTCCGCTGACTCTGCTTTCAACAGGATTTGGTTTGCGCGTAGCTGGCGCAGAAGCGCTGCATCAGGTTATTCGTCGTGGTCTTGGTGACTACCTAAGAAACGTTGTTGCTTCATCGGCTGAAAAGTATCAAGGCGCGCACTTTAAGTCTGGCCCAGAGCTAGTCAAAACTACTGACGCTATTACTCAGGCGCTTACTCCAGAAGAACTTGCAGTCGCTGACAAGCCAAATGACATGGTAAATGAAAACGCTGTTACCAAGGAATTAGCAGAACGCGAAAAGGGCTTTAAGACTCTTGTGCAAGGAGCCATTAAAGCTTCTGGCTCAACAGCTAGCTACAACAGCGCTATCAAATCTGTCGTAGATTTGAAGGCAAAGGTTCATCCAGTGGGCTGGCTTGCTGATAAGTTTGCTTCTTCAAAGATTGCACCTTACTCAGTGCGTCAAAAGATTGATGACCTTGCTCGTCTGCATGCTTCAATAGGAAGCGAAGGCATACCAGCTGGCATTGCGGCAGACCACGGTGCTTCAGCGGAAGCTGCGGCTTTTGACAATGTGGATCAGTTCATTCAAGCTTTTGGCCGCAGCAAGCGTCCAGGAGAAGAACTTGCTGGCTTAAGCCAGACAGACCCACACTTTAAGCAGTACTGGGCACAGAACTTGCAGAAGGCTGCAAATAGTGAATTTCACCAGGACATTGCCGCGGACTTTTTGCGTCAGGCTAAGCTCAATCCAGGCTTAAAAGCTGACCAAATTTGGGCAAAGGTGCAAGAACTTCATACTGCGCGCATTGCAGATAAGACAACTTATCAAGAATATCGCACCAGCATGGATGGTCTAAGCCGTGCTACTCCAGAGTCTTTTGCGGCTGCTCAAATCCAACACATGCGTGGCATGGTTCAAGGCGCAGACGGCACTACACATACAGCATTTCTTCGCAATGTCGCCAATGGCAATAAGACATATGTAGAAGATATGAAGGACTTGAATAACGCTAGCTGGCCAGCAGTTGTGCTGGGCCGCAAGGCACGTCCGAGCCTTGACAACATTATGCAGAAAGTCCAAGATGTTGGCTTTCGCACTGCCGTAAATCCAGTCATGGATTTTCTCTCTCGCCAGCCATTGTTCGCACACTTCTACAGCCAAGCCTTGCGCGAAGCTGACACTATGAAGGCATTGGGATTGATTGATGAGGATGAGGCTGTTAGATTAGCTGCGCTTCGTGGTACAGAAAACATGCTGCCTACGATTCACAACCCTCAGTTGCGCTCTCAGTTTGCGGTATTGCACCGTAACCTTATGCCGTTCTACTTTGCACAAGAGCAGGCCCTCAAGCGTGTTGGTCGTTTGGTCACATCTAACCCACAGGCGTTTCGTGACTTTCAGATGATTAACCATGGCATAAATAACCCTGGTTTTGTACACACCGATGCTAATGGAAACAAGTACATTGTTTATCCTTTGCTTGGTGAAGTAGGAAACAATATGTTGCGCGGCCTTCAAGCCCTTGGCATTAACTCAATGTCTGGCTTGCCAGAGTCTGTTAGTGGAAATACCTCATCTTTGCTGACAGTTCTTCCTGACATAAAAATGCCAGGAACTGGCACATTTGCCAACATTGCTCTAGAGCAGCTGGCTAAGCGCTTCCCAGTATTTACTGCGCTATCCGATGCAGCCAGCGGTGGTTACCCACCAAAGACACTGACAGAGGCTATGTTCCCTAACGCTTCCATGCGTAACATCTGGGATAGCATGACCATGGATCAGAAGCAAACGAACGTTGCTAACTCCATCACTTCTGCTATTGCCGCTGGATATGCCAGTGGTCAAATTCCAGAAGATTTTGCAGCTCGCCCAGCTTTTGAGCAGCAGCAAATCATGGATAAGATTTATGCTAACGCAAAGTCAAACTTGATTATCAAGGGCGTTTTCTCGTTCTTCTTGCCATTGTCACCAAACGTGACAAACGATTACTACACCAAGAATTTGCAGTCATTCCGTTCAGAGTTTTTGAACATGCTCAAGCCAGTAGCTCAAGGCGGCTTGGGATTGACCATGCAGCAAGCTTTGCCAAAGTTCTTGGAAGAGCATGGCAGTAAAGCAGTTTCATATACAGTGTCTGCTACTAGCCAGGATACTGGCGGAGCAAATGTTCCATTGTCAGATACTACAATTTCTTGGCTGAAGAACAACACTGGACTTATCAATGACCCAGCTCTAGCAGCTGGAGCAGCTTACCTCATCCCGCAAAATACACAAGGCGGCAATGTAGCTAAGATTGAGAATGAATTGCTTGCAGAGCATCTTCGCTCAAAGCGCACTCCAAGCGATTTTATGAACGCTATTTACATCGCAAAGGGATGGGCTGATATTGGCGCAGACTATGCTGATTATCAGAAGTACATGGCCAATGCTCGCGCCACAAACAACACCTACGCTCTTGGCCAAGGTGCTGCAATGTGGAAGCAATTTACTGCAAACTATGGATTGCGTAACCCCATTTGGTTTAATGATTACTCAGGCACAACCCGCGTAGTCAATGCCAACTTGGCAATGGATGCTTTGCTCAAAATCCAAAAAGAAGGCAAAATGCCTAATGACCCACAATCACAGGGCATTAACGATTTGCTAAATAACTATAAAGATTTTAAGCCTCAGCTAGACGCAACCATTATCAATGGTAAGGCAACACCAATGCACTCGGCATTGCTAGACCAGTGGAATACCTACTTGGATCAAGTGTCTGCTCAAAACCCTAATCTTGTCAATGTTGTCAACGGAGTATTCAGGAAGGTGGTGGCTAAGCTCTAATGAGTGATACTACTAAAACCACTAGCACAACCAGTACAACGGGCAACACTGGTTCTACTCCAGCAATTAGCTGGAACGCCGCCGCAGCTGGGGCAGCAAGTACAAATCTTTATGCTAACATGAAGACTTATACTAATACCACCAGCACCACTCAAACCTCGCAACCAGACATTACTGCCGTTATCAACGCAACTATGCAGCAACTCGTTGGCCGTAACGCCACTGCTGCTGAGATTGCTCAGTACGGTCAAGAGCTTCTTGCAGCTGAAGCTGCCAACCCTGGCAGATTTAGCGAAACTACTAGCTATGGCCCAACTGGAAAACGCGCAGATATTACAGGTAGCCAGGTTAGCAGCGGAGTAGATGCAGCTTCCTTTATCTCCAACATTGTGCGTGGAACGGCAGAAGCTAGCCAATACAACATTATGAATACATACATGGGCGCATTGTCCAACTTGGCAGATTCGTACAAGGGAAGTTTCAATGGCTAATAAAACAGGTTTGCCAAAGGGCTACAGCATACAAACAAAGTTTGATTCGGATTATGGCCCATTTGCCACAGTCCAGGTTTTAATGAGTGGTGAGAACGAAATTGCCACCATTCGCGATGGCAAAGTCGTATCGTCATCCGACCCAAAAATTGCCGTTGGTTCTAGCCAAGATTCAGCTATTGCTTACATCAATTCTGCTAACCCTTCAAAGCCTGCAGCTAAAGCTGCACCAGCAACCCCTGATACTGGCGCTCAGCTAGATACTCTTAACGAGCAAATCAACAAGCTTGAAAGCACAAGAAATTACAACGCTGCAATTATGCAGTCTAGCCCAGTTGGCTCTTCTCGCTACAATACAGCTAAAGCTCAGTTTGATCAGGCCACATCTGATATGGCTCCGCTGCAAAAACAGCTTGATGACCTAAAGACAACAGAGACTGGCAAGGAAACTGCTGACCAGGCAAAGACCGCTGCTCAGCAAGCGCAAAGCGACCTTGCTGCACTGAATGAAAAAAAGCAGCGCGCTATTGACTTGGGCGGAGATGGCTCTCAATACGATAGCCAAATTCAAGCAGCTGAGGCAAAGGCTAAAACAACAGCTGCGGCTGCGGGAGTTAAGCCAACTACAACGCCTGGTGGAATAACCATCCCAGCTGGCGCTGCTGAAAGTCAAAACCAACAGCAAGCTGCGGCCGTGCCACAGCCAGCTGCCCCAAAATCATCTTCATCATCAAGCTCATCTAGCAGCTCTAGCAAAACAGATTCTGTACCAGCGGCTTATACACCTTTGACCGCAGCGGAACTTGCTAACCGACCAGTTGCAGGACCGCAAACTCCAGATGAGGCTGCTGCCGCAAAGTCTGCTTTTGTACAAACCCTTGGTCCTATCGGAGCATTGGCTCTTGCCACTCCATGGATGGCCGACATTATTCAGCAAGCCTATGATGGCAAGTGGTCAGCTACAAAATTTACAGATACTGTACAGAATTACGTTGACCCAAAAACTGGCGTAAAGCCATGGGACCAAATTGGTCAGTCTATTCGCGACAGCGAGCTTGCTTACTATGGTAACAAGCAGGCGTGGGGGCAACAGTACAACGACAAGCTTCAAATCCTTCAACAGTCAGCGACTGCTCAAGGATTGGATCCAGCAGTTTTTGGTACAGCATTGCCAACAGATGCTGCTGGAAACATTGACCCAGCTGCTATTGATGCTGCCTTCAAAGATACAAAAAGCGGCGTAAATACATTCTTCAGCCAGTTCTACAACAACATGCCAGACCAGGCAACCGTTGACAGATATGTTGCTAACCACACTGGATTTGCTAAGACGGACCAGGGTGTGTACGGCGGTACCCTTGGTTCAACCGTTGATGCTCTCAAGAGCTATGCAAGCCAAATGGGCGTAGCTTCACAGTATCTCACCAGTGGCCAAGCTGCCACTGGAACTGATTACTTTGCTAATGCAGCCAGTGGCGTACAAAAGGGAAATACTACCCTTGAAGAGCAGCAAAACTATATTAAGCAACAGGCTATTGCAATGTACGCGCCATTCGCGCAGCGCATCAAAGAAGGCCAAACCGTACAAGCTTTGGCTAGCCCATACCTTAACGCAGCGGCGAACTTGCTTGAAGTAGACCCTTCAACCATTGACCTTGGTGCAACCACTGGCTTGGGCGCATCTGTTACAAAGGCGCTTCAAGGTGATGGAACAACACCTATTAGCCTTGATGCTTTTACTACATCAGTTAAGCAAAACCCACAATGGTTGCAAACAACCAATGCTCGCAACAGCTTAATGGATACAGCAAATACTCTTCTTCGTAACTTTGGATTGGTGACGGGTCAATAATGCTTGATCAAAATCTTGATAGAGCTGTCGCTCCTGCGCCAGCTGCAAAGCCATCTTCAGCTATCCCAGCCTCAAGCGCAAACAATTATGGTTATGTGCCTGGTGGTTATACTGGTGCGCTATCTACCCCAGCCGCATCTTCCTCATCTGCCGCCGCGCCTGCGAAGCAAGGAGCGACAGGTTCAACCGCTGGAAGTAGCGGCACGGGAAATGACATTAAGCCAACCGATAATTCGGCTCAATTAACAGCTCTTCAAAAACAGCTTGATGACCAGACTAAGCTTATTAACACCCTTCAAGCTGGACAAAACGCAGCCGCTGGTCAAGCTGCGCTCAACACGCAGATAACTAATCAAAACGCTTTAACTCTTCTGCAGTCCACTTTGGCTGGCTATGGCATTGACCCAACGGGCGCTATATCAAACGCTATCCTTGGATTGCAGCAAAAGAATTATGATGCTGCAACAATTCAGAACCTTATCCAAGACCCAACCGCTGCGTCTTCTAAAGACCCAAATGTTGTGGCATTAGCCAACGCTTGGAATACTCGCTTTTCTGGCAACGTTGCTCGCGAAAAGGCTGGCCTTACGCCGCTTTCTCCAGCTGACTATATCAGCACTGAAAACTCATACAAGGCAGTTATGGCCCGTGCAGGCATGGACGCTGCTCATATGGATCCAGCAGTCTTGGGTAACCTTATCGGCACTGACGTTTCTCCAGCTGAAGTTCAACAGCGCGTAGATGCTGCTACAGCAGCTGTAACCGCAACAGACCCTTTCACTTTGCAACAGCTTCAGCAGAATTTTGGTTTAACAAAGGGTGACATGATTGGTCACCTTCTTGACCCAGCTACAGCCTCTAGCGTCATCGCTCAGAAGGTTCAAGCTTCTCAAATTCAAGGCGAAGCAGGTCGTCAAAACCTTGCCCTTAACCAACAGAACGCTGCAACCCTTGCTGCCGCTGGTGTAACCCAAGCGCAGGCAGCTCAAGGATTTACAACCATTGGTTCTCAACTTGGCCAGCAGCAAGCGCTTGCTAGCACATACAATATGAACGCTGGCAATATCGGCAACGCTTTGACAGCAGCTACATTCAACTCCAATATCAATGGAGTGAGCGCAGCTCAGGCTCAGCAAGATTTAGCTCGCTTGCGCGCACAGGAAGTTAACGAATTTTCTGGTTCTTCGGGCGCTTCCAAGGGCAGCCTCTATACAGAAAGCCAGGGCGTTTCCTAAGCCCATCAAGTTCCGTCACCACTGACCAGCATGGATGACGTGTATTTCAGACTGGTAGTAGGAGCCAACATTCCTTCCCCTGGGAAATGCTGCGGCCTGCGTCCAACCAACAGAAAAGGGAGTGCCACATGGCAAACCAATACGAAGAAGACGAAGACGATCTAGAGCTTGATGAAGTTCAGCAGGACCAGAATGGCCCAGCTAATCTTCGCAAGGCATTAAAGCGCGCTGAGCGCGAAAAGAAGGAACTGGCTGAACAGCTAGCAAACATTCAAGCAGACCTTCGTGGTCGTTCCGTCAAGGAAGTATTGGAACAGAAAGGCGTATCCACAAAGATCGCCAAGTTCATTCCTGGCGACGTAAGTACGCCTGAGCAGATTGACGCATGGTTAAACGAGAACGCTGATGTGTTTGGTTTTACCGTGAGTGAAGATGCTTCATCGGAAGCACCAGAAAACCCAACTGCCCGTGAGATGCAGCGTATCAACGCCTCTCTTCAAAACGCAAATACCCCTTCCCGCGACGTAGACGCAGCGGCGAAGTTGGCTGGCGTTAAGACAAGAGAAGAGCTTGACATGCTGGTATTCGGACAATCGGTTACTGGCCGCGGCCGTCGTTAAACAACCCATCAACGCACAATATACCCAAAGAAAGTAGGTGACGCAAATGGCAGGTAATCAATATACCGACTCAATCGGCTCTACCGCTGGTATTCCAGGCTTAGTACAGACCGCTTATGATCGCTATGTAGAGTTTGCCCTTCGTGCTGTTCCTCTTATCCGCGACGTTGCAGATAAGCGCCCAGTACAGCAAGCAATGCCAGGTTCGTCTGTTGTATTCCAGATTTACACAGACATGACCGCAGTAACTTCTTCTCTCTCAGAAGATGTTGATCCAGATGCAGTAGCACTTGGAAACACAACCCCAATTTC